ATCAAAAAAATTTAAACAAAAAAATCTAAAGCAAGCTGCAGATTGCAAACCAATTGTTGCTTTATTAAAAGGTACAGACCAAGGCAGACTTAAAATAATTAACAGTTATACAAAAGAACCTATTAATGAATTATGCGCAAATATTGGTGTCGAAGATCTTGAATATGCTACACCAGTTAAAGCAAAATACGATCCAGACTTAGTAAATTTCCAGTTAAAATAAGCATTCTATTGCAACTAGCACAAGAACTGTGCATAATTGTCAAGATTTGTTTGCAATTTGTTCTATATTGTTTATCAATTGTTCTATTGATTTATGATTACAAAAGAAGACGCAGCAGAAAAAGCATTATCTGATTGGATAGCTGGAATAAAAAAACTTCCAGAATGGGTTAAGATCTACAAGCTGAACCATCACTCCCCGTCTCAGATAAATACAGAAGAAGATCAATGGGGTTATAAATATTTATATCTTACCCAGGAAGAAAGAAGAAAGCTGCCAGTTAATTCTCAAATGAAATGTGGAAACTGGATTGGAGAGCTGGGTCAAAAACAATTTGGAAAATTTATTTGGGAATATGAAAAAGGTTCTGGCTTAGTTAAAAAACCAATAGCAGAAGAAAAGAAAATTTTTGATAAAGCAATAGATCTATTCAATGCTTACCTACCCGCAGATGAAAAAGATAAAAGGCAGCATGAAGAAAACAAATTAGGCTTTGCGCTTACCTGGAAAAATACTCAAGATGCAATCAAATCAGTAGGATTAAAAGGAGAGATTGAATGTGAGAGATCTGTAAGTTTAGATCTACCAGATTGTGAGCTGCCAGTCATCGGTAGGGTCGATTTTGAAGACGCTAATAATTTTATTGAATTAAAAACCAAGTACAAATCTAAGAACAGACCAAAGAAAGATGGTACTTATAGTTTTTCAATGAGAAAGATTGCGGGTCCAGAAGATGATAAGCAAGAAAAATATTTAGGATGGTTCTCGCATATTTTACAAGTTGCTTTTTATTATTTAGCTACAAGAAAGAAACCACACTTAGTCGTAGTAAGTGAGGCTGGCTATCATATCTATACACCAGAAAACTGCGATCAATTAAAACCAAAAAATTTAGAAAAATATTTAATTAAAATGAATGCGATCTGTTCTAACAGAGAAAAAATTATGGCTCGACATGCTGGGAAAACTACCTGGACCCAGGATATAATTGCAAACTTCGATCATAATTTTTGGAATGGTATGGGAGATCACAAAGTAAAAGCTGCAAGATTATGGGGTCATGTATGAGAAAAAAAAAGAAAAAAACAGATCGAGGAATAGTTTGGCATATCTATCACACAATCCTTGCTCTGTTATTACTAGGAGTTTTAACTGTAGAGGCTATTGAATTATTTATGTGGAGGGATTTATGGATAAATTAAATATGATTAATTATCAGCGCATCGTGCTTGAAAAAAAATTTGGAAAGAAGTCTAATGGCAATTGGCTATTAGCGGTTATAACTATTTTTATATTTTTAGTTATTCTCTCTTTATTCTTTCTGAATACCGATGCCCAGGTATTAGTAAAGGCTGCTCCCTTGATCAATGACCTGGGTATCAACCAAGGAGATTACTATGGGTAAGATCCTAAAATTTCCCTCGCTGGATCAATACCTTGCTGGAATACAATCTAGCGGGGGGATAATAAATAATAAAATTATTAAACATTATGAAGTAGAAAAGATGGCAGCTCAGTTTGATGTTTATACTACTATTGAGCTTGTCAATTGTGATTTGCCTAAAAGCTGCGCTGTTGTAAAAGCAATAGCAAAACATCAAGGCTGCTCTTATGAAAGTTTTGGAGAAGTATCTCCATTAAATAATGACTTTGAATATCCAGTAGCAGTAGCAGAAAAAAGAGCTGTTGATCGAGCTGTACTAAAAGCTCTAGGTATTCATGGTAAATACTATTCAGATGTAGAAATGCCACCAGCTCCAAGAACAGAGAACCAGGGTGTAGATGTAAGAAACCATCCTCAAATAATTTTAGATAGAATTACAGCAGCTAGCCACCAGGCAAACTTAGAGGAGATCCTAAGTGATAACAAAGAATTTTTAGCTGAGCTAAGTAAAAAAAATTCTGAAAAAGCCGCAGAGATAAGAAAGGCTTTTGAGAATAAAGAGGTGCAATTAAAAGGAGGATAACATGGCACAATTTGATAAGTCAAAAGCAAACCCAGATCTGATTGGAAACTTTGTTTTAATTAGAAACAAAAATAAAACAGAGGCTAAACATCCAGATCTAGTACACCCAGATAGTAAAGATGAAAATGGTAATGCTAAGCTGAACAAAGCTGGCAAACCATTTAAGCAAAACTTTACTGTTAATGGTATATGGTGCGAGGCAAGCGGATACATACAAGAAGATAAAAGTATTAAAATTAGAATACTTAAAACTTCTGATAAAAAATCTGCGACACCCCCACCTCAGCAAGCAGCTCCAATAGCTGATGCCTGGGACCAACAATTTTAGGTTCGTATGAAATATGGTTTAACACCTAAACAAAATAAAGTTTATGAGTTTATTAAATCATATATGAAAAAGAAACCAGTAGCTCCAACATATCAAGAGATACTAGAGGCTACTGGTTTTAAATCTAAAAATAGTATTCACAGAATTTTAAAAGATTTAGAGGAAAAAAAATGGATAGCAAGACTACCAGGAAAAAGCAGATCAATAACAATAAATCCATGACACATCCCGATGATTTTAAGCCAGTAATATACGAGAGCTTACAAGAGCAAGTCGATGGAGATCATTATAAAAATATGAAGATCCAACCAGCTGAATTTATTAATGAAAACGATTTGCCTTTTGCAGAGGGAAACGCTATAAAATATATCTGCAGACATAAAAAAAAAGGCAAAATAAAAGACATCAATAAAGCCATACATTATTTACAAATGATAAAGGAGCGAGACTATCCGAATGGGTAAGTTGTTTGAAAAATTCTGGTCGGGATCTGTGAGCTTTACAGCTCATGAAAATTTTAACGACCTGGATAGCGCAGTAGGATCTAACATGCCTAGTGACGCTGCTAAAATAGTTATAGATGAAAATACAATCAGCTATGACTTCAATCGCATAAAGGAGGTAAAGACCGATGGCGATGTACCAAGAACTGGAGCAACAAATCCAGGAAAAGGAAAAGGAGAGAAAGTCTCTGAACACAAAAATTCTGAGACTAAAGAAAAAAAATGACGGGATATACCCGCCAGGTATTGCAGCTCTCTCTAAGGAGGCACATGGAAAACTCATTGATGTCATCCAGCTGCAAGACAAGTTAGTTAAAATATTAATTTAACTAGCTAATTTAGAACCATTCTAAAAAGCTGCGTCTAGCAGAGAAGATCTCTTGCGCCTAATTATAATTACCACAAAAGCAATAATATTGACTATATGTCAATAAGTGTTTGACACTCCGTCCATAGTCGTGCTAAGTAATAAATATATGCAAATCAAAAAATTAAAATTTGCTACTTACCAAGCCTTAGAAAATTACTTTACATCAATCATACTCCCGCAAAAGAAATACAGTTCTAAGGTTATAGGTAAGACGCTTTTGTATTGGGAGAATAATAAAGGAGATGCTGCTATGGGTAAAACCTATCAAGTTGTTTCTATCTCAGATCTTGAGAAGTTAAACAACAAATCTATTTCAATGGGAAGAAATCAAAACATCCCAGTTCAAACAATAAAAGAATTAAAAGCGGATGGCAAAGTTGTTGCCGTTGTTTCTTTTTCTTTTCCACACAATGAGGTTGAGCAAAGATTAGTTTTGTATGCTGGAGATAAGTACGGCTCTTTGCTTTTAGATGTTAGCTTTGATGACTTCAAAAAAAAAGTTAAACCATTAACAGTAAAGGAGGCTGCATAAATGACAGTTGTTAATTTCAAATTAGAGCCAGGTAAATCTTGGTCTAAAGATATGAAATACAAAGTACCTAAGATCTCTAACAAAACTGAAAAAGGTAAATGGTTAAATGGTTTTGTTAAAAA